ATTTGATGATCGAGTAAAATGGGACGAGATTCTCAAAACTAGGCTTGGTGACACAGCACCTGAGTCTGAGACCTCGTTTGTGGATGATGATACATACAAGACTAGCAGGTCAAATTTAAGGCCAAAGAACCGACCTGGTGTGCTGTTGATATTTGAGGATGGCACCGAAGTCAATATAGGTGCGCATGCATATACTACATTTTACCCAATAGACCTAGAATTAGATTTTAGTGGTGTTGATCTAGCGCTGCAGGAATTCTTCTCAGCACCGGGGGGTGAAGGTCTTACCAACCCAACACCATCTCACATACTTCACCAGATGATCAGTGCAATCTACTCCAATGCGATAAAATATTATGATGTTGAAGTAGAGGCCGCAAATGCCGATATTAGCATCAGAGAAGTTGTCTGGCCGGATGGGCAAGTTCATGATATGTTCATAGACATCACATCTTCAGCAAACATACACAATAAAACACTTGAACCCACTGTCAGGAACCCTGAATATAGAACCCAGGCTGCTGTATCAAAATATGACATGGCTGCATGCCTTGCTAATGTTGATCCCATACATAGTATGGAATGCATTTTCAAAAGTGTATGCCTGAGTTTAGCATGTGAGTACCCTGATTTCTACAGGAAAAGGGTGGAGGGTGAATGCGAGGACTTGATGCTCCAGAGTCAAATATATGATGCCCTATCTGCCATGAGCACACGGAACATACAGAAGCTTGCACATCTCAGCTATCAAGCTGCAATCACCGAGTGTGTAGATCTGGCTAAACAAACTGATATCAGGGCACCTGGGAAAACCTTTACCGAGAAGAAACAAGTGTTGCTAGACAAAATAGACTCATTGAAGCCCCGTAGCCGAATAGCTTTCCCGCCTATTCCTCTATCAACAATCACTGGGTTTAAAAGTCAACCTGATCAAGTTGAGATTCTCGGACATGTTTTTGACATATCAAATCCCTTGTTGGAAATGAAACAGATGGGCCCCAGATACCACATGGGCGGCAAGAATGATATGGCCCATTTCATGAAATGCTACCAGGCCTGTGGGTTAATATCATATGATGATGCAATTACCCTAGCTGATGGGCTGGACAATAAAACTCTCATATC